AATGCGTTATAAGTATCAGATGAAGTAATTCCTTCGCTAATACTGCTACTAAAATAATCACCAAATATCCAACCAGTATTATTGCTGACGTTAGTGGACGTATGTCCTGCATACCAAGTAGCTGTTGGAGTTGCATTTGAATCTCTTATGGAAAGGTAATTTAAAATAATAGGCCCACCACCTAATTTATGTAGCGTTCTTTGAACACCAGCTGAAGTTGAATTTAAAGTTACAACATTACCAGCAGTTCCAGTTATAGTCCAATTTGTTACATCTTGATTTGCTGCCAATGTAACTATGTGCGCAACTGTTTTTGTACTAGAAATTGTGTTAAATGTATTAGCACCATAAATAGTAGTTGTAGAAGAGGATGTTGCTCCGCCTATAACTAATGTGCCATATACAATTCCGTTACCGCTAAAACCACGGTTAATTGATGCTATATTGTTTGATAAAACTATTGTAGAATTACTAGCACTAAATGTGCCGCTAGTTACATACCAAGGAGCTGTTGAATCACTCAATGTTATTGTAGATGTTCCTAAATTTATAGTAGCTGGCACTTGACAATTAAACGCTACGCCAGTAACAGAAAATCCTGCTGTATTTAGAGTAAATCCACCTATTCCAGAACTTAAATCAATTCCTCCAGATGAAAAATTTAGGTTAGATGCTAATGTAAATATTGCTGTACTAGATACTGTATTAGTAATAGACATACCAAATTTTAAATCCACTCCATTGGTATTTATAGATATATTTCCAGAAGTTGCTCTAAATATAAAAGCACCTGTAGTATTAGCAAAAGTAACATTTGAGGCAGATACAGAAAAATTGCCGTATATATTAAAACTATATCCGTTTGCAGTAATAGTTAGTGGTACTGCAGGGGAGATAGTTATATTATTGCCAAATGTATCACCAATTAAACCTACAGAAAAACTACCGGCGCCGCCATTCGAATTAGAATCAAAAAATACATTGTCTGTACTGATCGGCACAGATACCCCGCCAGAGCCTCCGGATGTAGCTGACCAATGGGTAGTAGTAGATGAATCCCAAGTACCACTACCCCCAACCCAGTATCTATTAGCCATATTTAATCAGTGTCAAGCACTGCCTATGGCTTAGCTAGTAGCTGTAGTAGTGTAAGTTACTGCTAAAGAGTCGCCGTTAGCTACAGTCTTGCTACCGCCAGTAAACGAACCAGCAGAGTACAAAACACCAGTAGTTGTATCTTTAGTAGCAGATGCACCAGAACCAGAGTTAATAAAGCAACCTGCAACAGTACCAGAAGAAGTCATTGAGAATGTCAATGCTGGAGCAGTTTTGGAAGTAATATTAGATGGTGAAGATCCTGTGCTAGTAGCAGATGTCCATGTTGGAGCTTGACGATTACCTGTGTAAGCTGGAGCATTTGTACCACCAACTTCTGTCCATGCGTGTGAACCCATAGTATCAGCGGCTGTGTAAGTAGTAGTACCACCAAGCAAACCTAAGTAGTTAGCGCCTGAAGCTGTACCGCCGTTTGATGTTGCACCAAAGTAGTAGTTAAACAAGTCTTGCTTGCCAACAGCAGTAACCAAGTTAGGAGCAATATCTTCCCACTTTAGGTTGCCGTCTGCATCGTAGCATTTGACGTTGTAATATCCTTGGATACCAAAGATTTCTTCGTGTGGCGCACCACGAGTTACAGCAGCGCTAGCCGCATCGCCAAAGTTTGATAATTCATTGTGCATAATTGCTCCTTAACTAAGTCTAATAATGGCGTTTGTCGCCGTGGGGGTTGGAAATGTTACAGTAAAAGTTCCTGCTGATGTGTTGGTTTTATCCGAGCCAAAATCAAGAACCGCCACTGCAGCGCCAGTTGTTACATTATATATTAAAGCACATCTAGCAGTAAAGGAAGCCCCTGTCCAAACTACTGGGGCAAAAGAAATATAAGACGTATTTGAGCTAGTATCGCCCGTAGGAACTTGGGTAATAGTTAGGGGTTTTCCCCCCGCAGTGTACCCTGCGCCAGTAATTTCGCTAGTTGTTGTATAAGCCGTTGTGGTGTTATTTAAGTTGGCGTTACCGGTATAGAGGGCTATTTTATATGTGTAGGGGGTACCGACGGCAAAGTTTTCTAACCCGCTAAGCAGGTTAGTTTTAAATATAGTTGTCTGGCCTTGTTGGATAGACATTATGAACCTCTGCCGCCAACATTAATTTTAAGCTGACCATCTCTGTAGAAATCGCCGCGTTCCATACCATCAGCAAGACGTTTAATTTCAGACATAGCCTCTTGGTACTTATCTTCGTAGTACTTAACCATGTCGGCTTCGCCCTTCATGAAAATCATGGCTTCTCGCATAGCGCCATAGAATAGTACTGGGTCATAGTTATCCCCAAGCCAGCTTGTGCCAGTAGCGTTTGATACTTGCGTTACTGTGATAGAAAAACCGCTACCAGTAGCGCCAAGGGAAGAGCAAGAAAGAATATCGCCCACGACGTAAAAATTGCCGCCAAAAGTAATAGTGCAAGATGTAACAGCCCCACCAACAATAACAATATCTGCTGTAGCATTAGCTCCTGAACCGCCAGTTAGAGCCACGTTTTGATATACGCCATTAGTGTATAACGAGCCGCCTACCAATGAATTTACAAGACTAATCTGCCCTTGAACAATAGTAGGTGGATAATAAAAATAGTGCATCTCTACTTGGTAACTGTTATCTGGGGTAGGCGCAACAATATAGCTTAGTTCGTTTATGTTGCCATACTGCGAACCAAATAAAGCATAGTATTTTGGCAAACCGGTAGCTGTGGCTGTTGGGTACGCCTCACGCAAAAAATTAACGTCTTTGTTTAAAAGGTAGTTGTAGTTACCGGAGCTATCAATAACGGCTAATGAGTAATTAGCTAACCAATCATTTGGCAAAGAAAGATATGGGTTACTGGCTGAAAAATTTCCAGTAACGTTTTTACGTAATGAAGGTAGATTAACGCTGTTGTATATACGGTCTTCAGCCTCCTGAATAAATACAGGAATACTAGCTACGAAAAGCTGTTCAGTATTTTCAGCGTAAGCTTGGATGTTGTTATATAACTGCTCGTAATTCATTCGGGTTTACCCTTAAGCCATTGGGCCGCGTGACATACGACCTTTAGTGGCCGCACCAGCACCGCGCATTTCAATGCCGTCAGTTTTGGTTTTAGCGTAGTTACCTTTAGTGGTTGTGCCAGTGCCAATATTTGCGTTATTTAAAAACTCCGCGCCTGTTTCTGTTGATTCTGCAGGTAATTCATTGCCGACAGTTTTGCCGCTCATTGTGTGTGGCGTAGCGTACTTTTCAGCTGGCAGAATATTTTTATTGTTTCCAACTTTAATAGCTGGACTATTTTTGCTTGTAGGTTTAACTTGATTTGCCATGATTAGCACCCATTCGCTTTAATTTTAGCCATGTTGCGGCCCATAGATAGCATGTCGTCATTTGTTTTACCGCCAACAACGCCTTTGCCAACTTTTTTACCCATTTCAATGCCGACGCTTGCGCCGTCATCACCTAAATTTCTACCTTTGGTTTTACCTTTGCTGGTAATTCCGTCAGCTGCGCTTCTATATCCCATGTTCTACTCCTAGTTAATTGTTACTGTTCCAACTTGCCCCTGACCTACTAAATAGTTAGGCGTTTCTTGATAATCGTATCCCTGTCCTACAGGATTCCAACCCCACTGCGTATCACGGCTACCACCACCTTGATAGTTATACGCCGTTAAACCTGATGCTACATAGCTATTATCCCGTCTTGGCTCCCTAACCGCTTGTGGATCGTTAACGGGGTACATCCCTAATTGTAACTGTGGATGGTCAGGATCCCAACAGTTTTTGCAAACTTTTAGCTGATAGGGCTTGGTCTTAATAATCTCAGTACGAAGCTCAGTCAACTTATATCTAAAATCACAGCGATCGCACTGGGCAATCGCAAACTTACCGGATGAAAACTTATTTGGCATTAGCCACCCCC